TTTTGCAGATACCTCTGCCTTATCAATACCTTTTTCGTAGGCTTCAAATATACTAGAACATCCATCCATAACATAAAGTTCCCAACCTGCTTTCTCAAAGTAGTTTACGAGAGGACGAGGTATAGATGGAGTTTTAGAAGGAATAAGTACGATTTTTCTCATATGTATATAAATTATGGTCAGTAAGCAAGATATAGTCGATGAAATACAAAGGTGTTCGGAATCTCCCGAATACTTTATTAAAACCTATGTAAATATTGAGCATCCTATTAAAGGGATAATTCCTTTTAATTTGTATAATTTTCAGACAAGAATTTTAAATGAAGTTCATGAAGAGCGTTTTAATATCCTTAGAAAATTTAGACAGGCTGGAGCTACTACACTTTGTGCCGCTTATTCATTGTGGTCTATTATATTTAAAGAAAATCATAATGTAATGGTAGTGTCCATTGGTGACCGTGAATCTACTGCTTTCTTAAGAAGAGTTAAACTTATGTATGATGACCTGCCATTATGGCTAAAACCTAATATATTAGCTAAAAACGCTCATAAGCTACATTTAACCACGGGCAGCCGTGTAATGTCTCAACCTGCGGGTGCGGGTCGAGGAGAATCTGTATCTCATCTGATTGTGGACGAAGCTGCGTTTATTGATAAGATGCGAGAGTTCTGGGCTGCTGTATATCCTACAATTGCTACCGGTGGTAAAGCTACTCTAATCTCTACTGTAAATGGAATGTCTAATTTATATTACGAACTGTATCGAGATGCGGTTGACGACCTAAATGATTTTAATCCGATTGATATTCATTGGAGGGAGCATCCTGAGTATACTGACGAATGGTATAGGAAGAATTATCCTATTATTGGAGCTAGAATGTTTGAGCAGGAATTTGAATGTTCCTTTCTAGGTACTGGAGATACATTTATAGATAGAGATACTTTAAAAAGATTGAATGCTACTCACGTAGGTGAGTACAGTGTAAGGACTTCCGGGCATCTAAGGATTTGGAAGCACCCAGACCCTTATGCAGAATATATTTTAGCCGCAGATGCTTCATATGGAAGAGGTAAAGATTATTCAGCATTTCACGTTATTAACCTGTATAACGGAGAGCAAGTAGCTGAATTTTATTCAAATAAAACAGCTTTAGCGGAATTTGCGAGAGCTATTAGCGATGTGGGAAATGATTATAATTTAGCTCATGTTGTAGTAGAGAGAAACGGTCTAGGCATACCTCTTATTCAAGAATTATTCGAAAGACTTGAATATGAAAATATTTGGATGGATGAAAAGCAAGAATTTGGATTTCAAATGTCCACACAGGCAAGAGAAAAAGTTCTAAGCTTTTTAGATGAAGCTTTACGTACTTCTAGATTTAGAATTAACTCGGAACGAACAGTAGATGAGTTAAATACATTTATTATTACCGATACAGGTAAGATTGAAGCTGACAAAGGATATCACGATGACTTGGTTATGAGTTTAGGATTGGCGGCTTTAGTATCTGTAGATTTATCTACAGGACTCCCTCCTGAGATGGGTAAGGGAGAGGAAAAGGAAACAAAACAAGAAATACCTAATATGGTAAGGGTATCTAATAATAGTGAGACACACGAGGACACATCATGGCTTCTGAAATAGACAAGGATCAAAATTTAAACGAATCGATTACATCATTCCCTAACCCTAATAATACGGGACAGTTGAATGCGGCAACTGGGAAATCATCAGGATTTTTCGGTAAGTTCTTTTCCACCCGGGGAAGAAAACCAAAGCGCGGTGGGAGACTAGCTGGTGACACTATTAAAGCTACTGATTTATTTTCAGATCTTCCTGGAATCGGTATCAGTAAAGGTATGGTCCATATGCCTCAAATTGAGTACGATAAAAAGAAGAGGTACGGTGATTATGAGAAGATGGACGAATATCCAGAGATTGGAGCCGCATTAGACATTTACGCAGATGATGGAACTCAAAAACACCTAAATGGAGATATTCTCCATATAAATTCAGGAAGCCAAGCGATTAAAATTGAAGTAGAAAATTTTATAAAAAATACAAATCTAAAAACATATATCTGGGATATCTTTAGAAATGTTGCGAAATATGGAGATTGTTTTGTAGAGAATATTGTGGATTTGAATAATACTAGCGCGGGCATACAAAGACTTAAAATTCTAAATCCTAATTATGTTACCAGAGTAGAAAATCAGTATGGATATCTTCAAAAGTTTATGCAAGAGGTTCCTGATATTCGTTCTGGTGGAGGTATGATGGATGCTAATAATACCACGAACGGCTCCGGTAAATTTTTAGATCTTAATAAAGATCAAATTTCACACTTCCGTATCCACACATCAGACCCTAATTTTTACCCATACGGTAAATCTATTGTGTTCCCAGCTATTAATGCTTGGAGATCTTTAAAGCTTATGGAAGATGCTATGCTAATCTATAGACTAGCTAGAGCTCCTGAGCGTCGTGTATTTTATGTGGATACTGGTAATCTCCCTACATCTAAAGTAGAGATGTTCATGGAACGTCTTAAGCAGAAGTTTAAGAAAGAGAAATTCTTTGATCCTACCTCTGGTAAGATTAACGAGCGTTATAATCCTTTGTCAACCGACGAAGACTTCTTTGTACCTGTAAAAGGTAAAGGAAATGGTACTAAAATCGAAACTCTACCTGGAGCTCAAAATCTAGGTGAGACAGACGATGTTAAGTACTTCCGTGATAAACTTCTAGCAGCCCTTAAAGTCCCACAAGACTTTATTGTAGAGAAAGAACAATCTCCTGAGCGCAAATCTAACTTATCTCAGCTTGACATTAAATTTTCTCGTGCTGTTGGAAGACTTCAGCGTGAAGTAGAATCTAGTCTTGATTTGATGGTAAAGAGACATCTTACCCTTAGAGGGTTTGCTAAAAACTTAATTAGCCAGGTAGACGTTACTTTATGTCCTCCTTCTGACCTACAGGAAAAGCGTAGATTAGAGTTAGATGAGATGAAGACTCGTGTAGTACAGGCAGTGAAAGGTCTTGAGTTATTCCCTGATGATTATATCTACGAACATTACTTCCAAATGAATGATAATGAAATCAAGGAAATTAAAGACACTATGAAAGAGCTCCAAGCAGAAGCTATGGAAGCTGAAATGGCACAACAACAAGCTATGGCTCCCCCTCAACCGGGATCTGAGCTAGGTGGTGCTGCGATGGGTGGCGAAGAAGCCGGTGGAGTGCCTCCAGAAGAGCCTCCAATGTAAATCTTGCAATAAACTAAAAATAAAGATAAAATATCAAGTATATAAACTAGGAACATAACCATGCTATTAGAAAATAGAAATAAGAATTTAACAAATCTGCATAAAACAGCGGATTATTTAAGCCGTTCACTTCGGGAAAATTTTAAAGTATTTACAGTCGACTCTCAGGAACAGAAAGTTCAATTTCTTTCCGAGAACTCAAATTTAATTACTTGTAATTATAAACTAAAAAACTCATCAATCGTACTAGAGAACTTAGAAACTGATACTGTAGATAACTACTTATCAGCAGAGAGGATAGATGGAATAGTTTCTAAAGGTATTACAGATTTTATTAGTGATCTACGTGAGAATCGATTTGATAAGGCAGACACATCTTTTACAGATGTTCTTAATCTATTCGAGAACCGTAATGATTTAGATACTCTTCGGTATAAGTTTGAAAAGCATACCGATTCTTTTGAGAAGAATACTAATATTATAGATTCAAGTGAATTCCGTAAACTTCAAGAAGCTCAAGAAGCCATGAAATCTTTTATTTCTGAGAATCGTGAAACTTTGATGCTAAACAAAGAATTAAAAGATAGTGTAGGTATCGTAAATGCTATGTCTAATATCTTCGGTTCTGAGGTTAATCTTACACTAGAAAATGTTAATAATGCGAAAAAACTAGAAATCGATCTAAAAGAAGGTAACAACCTTTATGAGATGGTATGTAAGCAAGAGCTTATGCGCCAAGAGTTAATCGAATCTAAGGAAAATTTTGCAGGTATTTGGTCTACTAACCAAGCTATTCAAGAACTTGCTTCTTGTATTTTCTCCGATGATAAAACACTAGTTGAAACTATGGAGAAAGTAATTGAAGAAGTTCCTTACTTTAGCTTTGCAACAAAATCAGACCTAAACGAAACTTTAACTTCTATCTACGAAGTAAACTCAACGGATGCAATCCTGAAGAAAGATATAAAGGCTTTTGTATCTAAGATATACGAAACTAAGAAGCCAGTTAAAGAGAAGCTTATTAATCTCCTTAGTGAGAAATACGGTGTTAACGTTGCAAACTTAAAATTCGTTCCTACGTTTAGTAACCTTTCTAAAACTCACTCTGTATTCTTTGAAGTTCTTTCAATGTGTATGGAAGAGGGTATTTTGCAGGATGTAACAAAGGACTTTGCTAAGTTTGTAGGAGTTAAAGGAGGGGTAGAGGTTTTAGATGTTAATGATATTATTCAAGAATGTTTGGTGTCTTCAGATGAGAATCTAAATGAAAACGCTATCTTAGTCAACTACATTGATGTCCCACGTTTAACTCAAGACCTGTCTCAGGTAATTGATGTCTTAGGAACTCTCACGGGCGCGTCCGAGATGGGTGAAGAGGAAATGGGAATGGACGAAGAGATTCCTGAAGAAGAACTCGGCGAAGAAGTTCCAGAGGAAGAACTCGGCGAAGAGGTTCCAGGTGAAGAACTTGGTGAAGAAGTTCCCGAAGGGGAAATGGGTGAAGAAGTTCCTGAAGAGGAGATGGGTGAAGAAGTTCCTGAAGAGGAGCTAGAAGAGCCTATGCCGGGTGAAGAGAGTGAAGAAGCGTTAGCTGACCCAGAAGCCGAAGGGCAAGTAGTGGGTGATGACGCAGACTCCTCAGTAGGTCTAGGAAAGCAAAATAGTGATATATCATCTATTATGGCAAACCTCGAAGATATTATCGCCTCTCTTGGCGGTGGTGCGGAAGAGGAGGAGCCAGTTCCTGACGATCAATACGGTGCTTAATCAGCTAAGTAACCTTGTTTTAGCCAACGCCTAAATAATCTCTGATGTCGGTTCTGCATTGTAAGCAGATCTAGAATAACCGCCTCAAGTAGTTCTAAAGAGTCTTCTGAAATTTCAGGGGACTCTTTATCTTTTAATGCAGTAAGCCTTTCAATTAAAATATGCAATTGTTCCTTATCTGTATCAGGCAGACTGTTTACTTTAGTTTCTTTATTTTTTCTTGATTCCATGAAATTCTATATTAAAATCGAGAGATTTATAAGCATCTACTCGTAGCTTTGAGTGTTTCCCTAAGTAGGGAGCCTTATCTATAAAATCATAAATATACACTTGAGATTTGTTTTTGTGCTTTCTTAATGTTCTACCTAAGGCTTGTACAGTAGCGATTTCAGACTTTAACCCTCTAGCGTTAACTAGGTGAGTTAGCTCTGGAATATCTATACCCGTCTGAAATATTATAGTTCCTATTATTACAGAAGGACCATCTTTCTCTAGAAACTTTTGTAAGGTTTTATCTCTATCCTGCAAACTATCTTTACCTTCTAGTTGGTACGAATCAGGGATATTATCTTTAAAATATTTTGCATGAGCTAAGTTTTTGGTGAGTATTAGTATTTTAGCGTTATCATCTGTAATCTTACTAACAATACTAACTATAAGCTCATTTCTATGTTTATAGTCGACTATAAACTCTTCGTATATTTCTTGATATGTTTTACCAGTTGTTTCGCTATCATCTATATCAGGTAATTCTAACAGTTGAATAGA